GCGTGAGTGGCAACGCCGCCGCTTCTGGCTGGAGTGGCAACGCCGCCGCTTCTGGCGAGAGTGGCAACGCCGCCGCTTCTGGCGAGAGTGGCAACGCCGCCGCTTCTGGCGTGAGGGGCACGGCTACCGTCACAGGTCGCGATGGCAGGGCGTCCGCCATCGGGGAACAGTGCATTGCGGTGGCGTGGGGCCGAAATAGCCTCGCAAAAGGCACACTCGGGAACTGGATCGTGGTTTCCGAGCGGGGCAACTATGGCGATATCTTTGATGCCAAGCTTGCCCGGGTTGATGGCGAGATTATCAAGCCGGACACTTGGTACACCCTGAGAAATGGAAAGATTATGGAGGCGGAGTAATGACTATCGTATGGATCTTCTGCTTCATCGGCGTGGGGGCATGCGTTTCCGGGCTGCTGAAGCTGGTGGACTGGATGGAGGGAAAGCGATGATTAACCGTCTTACCCCGCAGGAAATTGCGGACAAGCTGCGGAAGTGCGCGGACGAGACTGGAGCATGTAGCTCATGCCCGTGGGCATGTGGAGACGGTAGTTGTATCCGCTCGATAATGCGTGCAGCCGCTGATTCCCTCGACAACCAGCGCGCACACATCCAGGCCCTCATCAAGGCTAACGAGTCGCGCCGTGAGATGGTGGCCCGCCCTGCGAAACGCTCTGACATGGTAGAAGCCCTGGACGCTATCGAAACCGGAATGACCCGGCTGGCCATGTCCCGCGACATCTGGCAAAACGACCTGGTGTATACCCTGTGCCAGGGTGTGCGGCTCCTGCTGGAGGACCGCATCAAGAATCGGGGTGCGCAATGAGGGTATATCAGTACTGCACCCGGGACAGATTCCGCCTGCCAATCCATCAGGCAGACAGCTTGGAAGAGCTGGCAGATCTGGTAGGCATTAAGCACGCAAGCGCAAAGCGCGGATTCTACCGGGCATACACGGGCAAAACCAAGGATAGCCGGTGGGGCTATGTTGATATCCCGGACGATGACGAGGAGGACGAATGATGTACGTCTGCGACTGCTGCCACGCGGCGTTTGATACCCCGCGCGTGGAGCATGAGGAATCTGCGGAATACGGCCCCAGCACGGCATTCTACTGCCCCCGCTGCGGCTTTGAGATGGGCAATCCCAGCGAGTACCTGGCCGATGAGTGCCCGGTATGCCACAGTCTCAAAAATCGTGATGACCGGGTGTGCCACAAGTGCGGCCAGCGCGTTCGTGGCCTGCTGAGACTGTTCCTGCACGATTTTTCGCGGGATGAGCGCGAGTACCTGGCCGACCTGATCGAGGGGTGCAACCTCGACCGCATGATCGTCGGGGCGGAAGTCCCCACGGAGTAAGCCATGCGCGAGAGCGGAGTGGCCCGCTATATCAGGGCGACGGTAGATATTTATTTCCCGGAGGGCGAAATGTCCTGCAAACTCTGCCCTCTGCTGGAAACATACTCCCGCAACCAGTGCCGCCGGACGGGCGAGTATCTGCTGGACACGCGCGGGACCGGGGCATATTGCCCCCTGAAAATTCTGGAAGAGGAGGATGAGTATTGAACATCTATGAGAAAATCGCGGCCATCATGCAGGACGTGCAATATCTTGCAAAAGACGACCATGTATCGTTCGGCTCCACCAGTTATAAGGCCCTGAGCGAGGAGAAGGTCACTTCCATCATGCGGGCCGAGATGCTGAAGCACAAACTGGTTGTTTTTCCGATTTCGCAGGTTGCGAACCGCACAGGCAACATCACTCATGTGGACGTGGTGTACCGCATGGTGAACGTGGAGAACCCCGAGGAATCCATCGAAATCGCATCCTGCGGCGACGGCGCAGACACCCAGGACAAGGGGAGCGGCAAGGCCATGACCTACGCCTTTAAGTATATGTGGCTGCGCACATTCGCGCTGCCCACTGGCGAGGACCCAGACAAAATCTCATCTGCTGAACTGGACGCTCGTCAAGAGTCTTTTAAGTGCGAGAACTGTGGTGGAGACATCACGGCAACCACAAAACGCAACGGGGAGCTTTGGGAGGTCCCGGACATCGTTACATATTCCAAAAAGCGGCTTGGCCGACAGTTGTGCGCTGCCTGTATTAAGGCCGCCCTGAAAGCGGAGAAGCGCCCATGAACGATTTGGTTACAGAAATCGGCAACAAGAGCAGAATGCTGGATGTGGCCATTGCGGAACTGAAAAAGCGCGGGCAGAAATATGCGGAAGCTGAAAAAGCCTACCGCATAGCCCTCGCACGGCGCATCCTCGAGGAGCGCGAGAAGGGAACGCCGGTGACGATTATCTCCGATATTTGCCGAGGGTCCACACAGATAGCCGGTCTGCGGTTTGAGCGGGACTGTGCGGAAGTGGTGTACAAATCCGCTATGGAGGCAATAAACTCCATGAAACTGCAAATCCGGCTCATGGACAGCCAACTTGGCAGAGAGTGGGGCGCCGCAAAATGAAACAACGCGCGTTTCCCCGGACCAAGGACATATCCGGGCAGCGGTTTGGAAAACTGGTAGCGCTATATCCCATCTCCCTCAAGGCGACAGGGTATAACACGAACTGGGTTTGCCAGTGTGACTGGGCCATAATTACCGGAATCAGCCCGGATTTAATCCGCAAGCGCTGGAAGGCTGGGTGGCCCATGGATGCAATCTTTACAGAAGTTGAAAAGCCGCAATTGTGCTGGGGCTGCGCCAAGGCATGCGGCGGGTGCTCTTGGTCAAAACGTTTTGAGCCAGTCCCCGGATGGACCGCAGTGCCACCGCTGCTGTGCGGACGAATACCGTCGTACAGAATCACGGAATGCCCGGAGTTTGTATCGGACGGGACGGAGTACGATATCGATGAATGAAAGAAGATGCTTCCTGTGCGGCAGGAACGGCGCACAGGACCCGCTGGAGCGTCACCACATTTTCGGGGGTGCTTACCGCGGCAAAAGCGAGAAATACGGCGCGGTGGTGTGGCTGTGCGGCGACAGGTGCCACAGGAACGGGAAGTCCGCCGTGCACCGGAACGGCGACCAGATGCGCAGACTGCGCCGGTATGGCCAGCTGACCATCATGCGTGAACAGGGATGGACGGTGGACGACTTCCGCCGCGAATTTGGGAAATCGTACTTAGGAGGATAAGAAATGGACAGGAAAATGCTTTACACCCGCCTGGAAACGGCCCGGATGCTGAGTATCAGCCCGGATATGCTGGACGAGCTTCGGCGTGACGGGGTGCTCCAGGGCTATCATGTGGCCCGGGGCAATCCCCGGGTGTACTTCAAGGCCGCCGACATTGAGAAGTACATGGAGCGGCTGGAGGTGGCGGAATGCTGAACAAGATCATCATCATGGGCCGGTTGACCCGGGACCCCGAGATGCGCCACACCCAGACCGGCACCTCCGTCGCTTCCCTCACCCTGGCCTGCGACCGGGACTTCAAGCCCCAGAACGGCGAGAAGGAAACCGATTTCGTCGACGTGGTGGTATGGGGCAAGACGGCAGAGTTTGCCGCCAACTACTTCACCAAGGGCCGCATGGCCATCGTAGATGGCCGCTTGCAGGTCCGCGACTGGCAGGACAAGTACGGCAACAAGCGTAAGACCGCCGAAGTGGTGGCCGACCGGATGTACTTCGGTGACTCCAAGCAGGAGGGCAAGCAGGAGAGCAAGAAACAGACCGCGCCCGCCGAAGATTTCTGCGAAATCGAGGACGACGGGGACCTGCCGTTCTAAAGGCGGAGATGGAGGAGAACAATGAAATTTGACGCGATTATCCATAACGCAAACGACATCCAGGATATTTTTTCGGACCCCCTCGAGAACGACGCAATCCAGATTGACGGGCTGGCCGAGGACGAGGCTGGAGATTTGGTCAGAATCCTGACAAACCACAACGTGGGCGTTTTCGTGATCCCGCACAAGGAGTAAACGGCATGAGTGCTTGCTATGTCAAAGCCTATTTTGACTGGATAGAGCAAACAGCCGCCCTGTCAGATGCCGAGCGAGGGAGACTATTTATCGCCATACTGGAATATGCGCGGTCAGGTCTCGATCCAAAACTCGACGGGCGAGAGGGTATTCTGTTTCCGGTATTCAAGTCCACGATAGACCGAGACACCCAAAAATCCGCCAGGCTCTCTGAGAACGGGGCAAAGGGCGGCAGGGGCAATAAAGCCGCTGAAAGCAAACAAAAGCAAAATAAATCAAACGAAAGCAAAGAAAAGCCTAACATAAGACATAAGACAGAAGAAAAAGACAAAGAAATAATAATCCCTCACTACGTTCGGGATTATTGCGCAGAGCCGCAAGCGACTCATGCGCCACCAGCCGTCGAGCTTCCGCTGAATGATGGGGATATTTATCCCGTTACGCAAGAGCAGGTTGCAGAATGGGGAAGCCTTTACCCGGCTGTTGACGTTATGCAACAGCTCAGAGCCATGAAAGGCTGGCTCAATGCCAACCCGGCAAAGCGCAAAACAAGGCGCGGGATTCTCCGGTTCGTGAATGCCTGGCTTTCCAGGGAGCAGGACCGTGGGCGAGGAGCACCGGCGAAACCAGCCGAACCGGTTCGGAAGTACAACCACGACACCGGCAAGTGGGAAATCGTGGAGGGCTGACATGGATGCTTTTCTATGCGAGTACAGCACCATCGGCGCTCTGCTGATCGACCCTGAGGCATACCCGGAAGCCGCAGAGCTTCGCCCGGATGATTTTCTGCACCCGGCCTTTGCCGCTGTGTTCCGTGCCATACAGCGCCGGAACGACGCCGGGGAACCGGCGGATGCAGCGACAGTCCGGGACGAAGCCGCCAGGGAATGCGATGGGGTCACGAACGATCTCCTGATACAGTGCATGGAAGTGGTTTCATCCTCCGCCGTCCTGCCCGAGTACGTCCAGGGCGTCAAGGACGCATCTCTGGGCCGTCGGCTGCGTGATTTGGGAGAGGAATTGAGAGCTGCCGATATTGCACCTCAGGAAGCCCTGCAGCGCGTTTCCGAAACGGTTGGTGAACTTACTACCCTTGCTTCGTCAACAAAACGCGTGGTGAGCCTCGCAGATGCCATTACGGGGCTAAAGGCGCATGTGGACGAAGGTTACACCGCAAAAGAGCGGCCATTTTGCCGCACTGGGCTGAGAAGCTACGATAAAATGCTGGGCGGTGGGTACATCAACGGCGGTATGCATATCATCGCCGCCCGGCCAGCGGTGGGCAAGTCCGCTGTGGCCATGCAAATCGCACTCAGCGCCGCCCAGAACGGCGTGAAGGTGCTGTATATCTCCCTGGAGATGGACCCGGAGGACTGCGCCGCGAGAATCACAGCAAATGCGGCGGGCATGTCCTCGCGCAAGCTGATCTTCGGCGCGGCCCTCCATGAGGACGAATATGCCAAGTTTGCGCAGGGTGCGGCGGAATGCGCCGACCTCCCGCTGCTGTTTAACAAGCGGCCAAACATGGACATGGGCGACGTTACAGCGCTGGCTTACAAAGAGCGCCCGGGGCTGATTATCCTGGACCACCTGGGACTGATGGAGCCTGAGAACAAACGCATGACGCTGTACGAGGCGACCACACGCAACAGCCGGGCGCTGAAAATGCTTGCCATGCGGCTGAAAATCCCGGTTGTGGTGCTGTGCCAGCTGAACCGCGCCGCCGCAAGCGACCGGGGCGGGAGCTTCCGGGCCACCATGGCAAACCTACGGGAATCCGGCGCAATCGAGCAGGACGCGGACACCGTGACGCTACTGCACCGACCGCCGACGGAATCGGACGGGAATCCGTGGGACCCGGTGATGCTCCAGCTTTATCTGGACAAAAACCGGCGAGGCCCCACCGGCATGGTGGAGGCGACATTCTTCCCGGCTACTGGCAGGATAGTTGACTAAGGAGGGAAAACGTGCGAAAAATCGTGATACCCATCGCGCCGGTGACAAAGAAAAATCACCAGCGCATTGTGCGAGGGCGGTATGGTGCACCGATGGTCATTCCGTCCGCGCAGTATGAAGCATACCAGCAGGCCGCCGCATGGCATTGCAAGGGCGGCGAGACCATCGCAGAACCGGTGGAGGTTAAGTGCCTGTTTTATATGCCCACCCGGCGCAAGGTGGACTTAACCAACCTGCTGGAGGCCATCGACGATATCCTGGTGTATGCCGGGACCCTGGCGGATGACAACAGCAGCATCATCGTGTCGCACGACGGGAGCCGGGTTCTGTACGACAAGGAAAACCCCCGGACGGAGGTGTATATCAGCCGGTATGAATGACTTTGACTACGATTGCATGCAGAAAAAGCGCACTGCGCGAGGCGCGTTTGCGCATATCAGCCGAAAGCGCGGCGGGTGTACGCTGCCCAGCGACAACCTGACCGCGAAACAAAGAAGGGAGAAAAATGGAGAAGTGAAAAGCTACAACATCACCCGGCCCATGCCGTGGCCGGAGTTCAAGGCAATGCCGGAGGACCTGAAACGCGAGTTTCTCCGCAACATGCAGAGTTTTGGCGGTACTGCAAGCTGGCTGGCGGATGAAATGGGCGCGGCAAGCGCGACCATAAGAGCCGCCGCAAAAGCCGCCGGGGCACCGTTTGCGCGCGGAAATGGGAATTTGGAACTGTGGCACCGGAAGGTTGCAGAGTGGGCGAACGCCGAACAGCAGACTGCCGCAGAGACGCCCGCCGAAGAACCTGCGGCTCAGGAATCCGGGAAGAGATTGATCCTGGAGCATGCCCGCATGGAGTTTAACTATAGCAGTTTTACGGACCTGGCGATGTTCCTGCGGGTGGCGGTGCCGGAGAGCGGCAAGGTGACGGTGGAATGGTGAGCTACACGGACTTCCTCGCCGGGAAGCAACATATCCCCCCGGCCTGCGGGTTTGATGTGGGGAAAACTGCCATGAACACGCACATGTTTGAGTGGCAGAAGGACATCACCCGGTGGGCAATACGAAAGGGCCGGGCCGCACTGTTTGAGGAGTGCGGGAACGGCAAGACGATCCAGCAGCTTGAGTTTGCCGACCAGGTAGCAAAGCGGACGGGCGAGCCGGTGCTGATCGTAGCCCCCTTGACTGTCGGGGCGCAGACCAAGCGAGAGGCGGAGAGGTTTGGGTACACCGCCAGAATTTGCAGAAGCCAGGCGGATATTGGCCCGGGAATCAATATCACGAACTACGAGATGCTCCAGCACTTCGATGGAGACTCGTTCGGCGGGGTGGTGCTCGACGAATCAAGCATCCTGAAAAACTACACGGGGAAGATGAGGACACAGATCATCGAGATGTTCCGCAACACGCCCTATCGTTTATCGTGCACGGCCACGCCGTCCCCCAACGACTACATGGAACTGGGGAACCAGGTGGAATTTCTGGGCATTATGACTCGGACGGAGATGCTCGCGACGTATTTTATCCACGACGGTAGCGACACCAGTAAATGGAGGTTGAAGGGCCATGCGGAGGAGCGCTTCTGGGAGTGGGTATCTACATGGGCAGTAGTCCTCACCTGCCCCGGCGACCTTGGATACCCCAACGATGGTTACATTTTGCCGCCCTTGACGGTGACGGAGCACATCGTAGAGTGCGAGTGCGACACCGCATACAACCTGTTCGGCGGAGACGGGGCCAAAACGCTGACGGAGCGCCGGGAAGCCAGACGAGTGAGTATGCGGGAACGGTGCGCAAAGGCCGCAGAGATCATCGCAGAGGACCCGGGAGAGCAGTGGGTGTGCTGGTGCGACCTGAACGCGGAAAGCGAATCCCTTGTAAAGATCATCCCCAACAGCGAAGAAGTGCGCGGGAGCGACAAACCGGAAGAAAAAGAATCTGCGTTACTGCGATTTGCCGTCGGTGAACTGCCCGTGCTGGTGACGAAGCCGTCGATTGCGGGGTTCGGGATGAACTGGCAGAACTGCCACAACATGATTTTTGTAGGGCTGTCCGACAGCTACGAATCCATGTATCAGGCTATCCGCAGGTGTTACCGATTTGGCCAGGAATCGCCGGTGAACGTGCACATCGTTACATCTGCCGCCGAGGGTGCGGTGAAAGCCAACGTGGAGCGCAAGGAAGCCCAGGCGGCGGCGATGAAGGAAAACATGGTGAGATACACCAAAGAGATTTTGAGAAAGGATATTCGGGGGCAGGAGCGGATCGTGATACCGTACAATCCGCAGGTAGAGATGATTGTCCCGGAATGGGTAAAGTCGGCATGAAAGTTATCGACCAGGCCGTGGGCCGCGAGTATGCGGTGTACAACGGCGACAGCTGCGAGGTGCTGAAGGGGATCCCGGATGACAGCATCCACTATTCTGTCACATCCATCCCGTTTGCCAGTCTGTACACATACTCCAACAGCGACCGGGACATGGGCAACTGCCGGAGCTATGATGAGTTTGCCGAGCAGTACATGTATTTGGGCCGCGAATGGTATCGCGTAATGATGCCCGGGCGGAATGTGAGCATCCACTGCATGAATCTCCCCACCAGCAAGGAGCGGGATGGGTATATCGGAATCCGGGACTTTCGGGGCGACGTGATCCGCTGGATGCAGTCGTTGGGATTTATTTACCATAGCGAGGTGTGCATTTGGAAGAATCCCGTGACGGCCATGCAGCGCACCAAGGCACTGGGGCTGTTACATAAGCAAATCAAGAAAGACTCCTGTATGAGCCGGATGGGCATCCCGGACTATGTTGTGACGTTCCGCAAGCCCGGGGACAATCCGGAGAGGGTTTCCCATACGGACAGCACCTATCCCGTGTCCAAGTGGCAGCAGGTAGCATCTCCCATTTGGGAGGAATACGCATCCCCTACATGGTGGGATATCAACCAGAGCGATACTCTCAACCGGAAAGCCGCAAAGGAGGAAAAAGACGAGCGGCACATTTGCCCATTGCAACTTCCGGTGATTGAGCGTTGCGTGGAACTGTGGAGCAGCCCTGGGGACATCGTGCTGGACCCGTTTGACGGGATTGGGTCCGTCGGGTACCAGGCAATTTTGATGGGCCGGAAGCACATCGGTATGGAGCTTAAATCGAGCTATTTTCGGCTGGCGGCGGAAAACTGCGCACAGGCCGAAAAAATCCACGAGGCTGGTGTCCAGGAGGCGGATGGAATCTCGCTTTTCGACCTGATGGAGGATGCGACATGATCTACGCCCAAGAATCCCTCGTTGACGAGATCATCGGAGTATGGAGGTGGTGAATGATGCAACACCTCGGTGATATTACAAAGCTCGACGGAGCTACCATCGAACCGGTGTGGTGCGTGACGGGCGGAAGCCCGTGTCAGGACCTGAGCATCGCGGGAAAGCGTGCCGGTCTCGCAGGTGCGCGAAGCGGTCTGTTTATGGAGCAGATCAGAGTGATAAAGGAGATGCGGGAGCATGACAAACGACTTGGCAGGGCAGGAGAGCTTATTTGCCCGAGATACATGGTGTGGGAAAACGTGGTCGGAGCCTTTAGCAGCAACAAAGGAAAAGACTTCGCTGCCGTGCTCGAAGAGATCATCAAAATCGTCAAGCCGGAAGCCCCCGGTATTGAAGTGCCTGAAAAGGGCTGGCCTACCTGGGGGGGATACCACGATGAAGTGGGAGGACGATGGAGCGTGGCGTGGCGAACTCATGACGCGCAATACTGGGGAGTGCTCCAACGCCGTCGTCGTATCTCGGTTGTCGCAGATTTTGGAGGAGACACCGCATCCGAAATACTATTTGACCGCGAAAGCGTGTCAGGGGATATTGCGGAGAGCGGAGCGGCGGGGGAAGGATTTGCCGAAGCGGCTGAAAGCGTGTTTAATCCGGCAGTCGCAAGGAGCCTCACCGCAAGAGCGGACGGAAGACCCTGCGCCGACAGAGGCCCCAACATCGTATGCAGTCCGCATCAGGGGGGCTGTGACGGGGGAGGAAAAGGCGCGTTAGTGCAGACGGAGAAAAGCGGAACGCTGGGCACGGGGAACGATCAGACAATATTTACGCCAACGCTGGCGGCGGTACCCAGCGGGACGAACCAAACCCGGGTAGTGGCGGTGCTGGACATGACACACGCCTGTGATGTCATCCGCGAATGCGGAGAGCTGGTCCCGTCGTTGCAAGCCCGTATGGGAACAGGTGGCAATCAAGTGCCGCTGGTGGCATACGGTATCGGCAACGGCCAAGCCAACGAAGCCAGTATTATGGCGGAGGAAGTCAGCCAAACGTTGAACACCATGCGCGATGTTCAAGCAATTTTATACCTGCCCAAAAGTGCGAGGGAAGAAAACTGGGCAGAAAGCGAGACGAAGAACGCATTACGCACAGGAGAAAGTAAAGTGAGCCACGCACTGCGGGCAAATGCTGGCTGTGCGTACCGGGAGGACGCGGAGACATACCCGGTGCAGAACATGGGGGTGCGTAGATTGACACCGCTGGAATGCGAACGGCTACAGGGATTCCCGGACGGCTGGACGGACATCGGCGACTACACCGACAGTACCGGCAAGAAGCGCAAGACCTCCGACAGCGCACGGTACAAGGCGCTCGGCAACAGCATCGCGCTGCCGTTCTGGCGCTGGATGTTGGGCCGTATGGCGGCCTATCTGCCGGAGGGCGCAACGCTCGGCAGCCTGTTCGACGGCATCGGCGGCTTCCCACTGTGCTGGGAGAATATACACGGTGCCGGGACGGCAATCTGGGCAAGCGAGATTGAGGAGTTTCCGATTGCCGTGACCAAATTAAGGTTTGGAGGAGCGATTACATGAGCATCAACGAGACGTGTGGCGGTGTGAAAGGAGGCCCCATGAACCCATCGCGTAAAGAAATTGCCGCAACCCTGCGCGAATATGCAGAATGGGCCGATGCGAATATCTACGAGGTACCTATTATGCTACCGGATGATTTGAGAACGGCGGCTGATATGCTGGAGAAAGGAGAATGATATGGACGCTGTGAAGTTTGTGGAGGCGCAACGTCGGATGTTTGCCGTGACGGGCGAAAACCCTAAGCACAGCATGTTTAACATGGGCACTCCGGCAGAAGAAGTGGTCCGAGAAGTGGAAGAATGGGCAACTGCGCACCCTTGCAAGACGCGGGCTGACGAGTTTTTGGAGCATTATCCCAAGGCCAGCATGGGCGTGGCCGGGGTTTTGGATGTACCGCCCTGCTATATTGAGCCAAGTTTGCGTAGCATGTGCAGCGAGAAAGAGTGCACCGATTGCCGCCGCGAGTTTTGGATGAGGGAGGTGGAGGGATGGAACGACTGACTATCCCTGATGTGCGGGTAGACGAGCACACTACCCGCAGGACAATGATTGATGGGGAAGCCGTGCGGGAACACGCTATGGACTTTTACTGGCGGCTGAAAGCCTATGAGGACACGGGGCTGACGCCGAAGGAATTCGCGGCTTATTGGGTATTCATACAAGACTTGATTGGCGACCAGAAAGCCAGCGAGGCTTTGTCACACCTCCTCCACCTCGCGCAGGCCGACAAGGACGGTCGGCTCGTGGTGCTGCCGTGCAAGGTTGGCCAGCGGGTGTTCGCCTTGCTGGACACGGATAAGCATATAAGCGAGTGCGAGGTCAAGCGGATTAGTATGGGCAATAAAATCGGCTTTATTGGCCTTGAGCCAATAGGAGCCAGAGGGCGGGAGTATGGCATATCGCTAAACGGATTTGGCAAGACGGTATTCCGCACCCGCGAGGAGGCGGAGAAAGCATTGGAGGCGATGAAGGATGGCTGAATTAAAGCCTTGCCCATTTTGTGGCGGTGAAGCGGTTATAAACGTCAACCCGGACGCAGTGGAGGACACGCAAGGTAGACGTTGGGCGTATAATGCCGTGTGCATTAGGTGTTGCGCAACGTCAGGTCTTACATATACGCCCAAAAAGGCTAAAGAAGTATGGAACAGGAGGGCTGACAATGGGTGAAAGAAACCTTGTTGCGGTCAGTATCAAGCATACGATATGCGGTTGGAAGTTCGGTATGCCGTGCTGGCTGTGGGGAAGCAGAACAAAAGACGAAGAGAGGAGGTCGTTTGGCGGTTATGCAAGCAAAGAAATGTGATCGCTGTGGACGCCTATATGAGCATTATGACGGCCAGAAGGCGTTTCCTAAGTCGCGATCAAATACTATCGCGTTGAGAGACACAGATATTGGCGGGAAATACTGGCAACGAGATCGTTATGACCTGTGTTTTTCTTGCATGGTAGACCTTGAAGTCTTTTTATACGGAAGTTCTGAAAATGGCAAACGGAGGGAGGATGCCCATGCCCAAGACTAACCCCCGCAGAATACCCCGCACACAGGCCGACGTAGACAAAGCCTACAGCAACGGCATTGTGGAGGGCCTGAGCCGGGGCATAGACCTGATGCTGTATGTCCTGATCGATAAGCACGATGCGCCGATGGACGACGTGCAGCAACTTGCCGGTGAATTGAACCACTCCGCTCAGTGCGTGGCGGAAGGGTACGTTACCTGGGCAGATATCCGGCAGATACTCAAAGAGTACGGCGTTGAGACAGCGCTGGAATAGGAGGTACGATGAGCAACAAATACTCACTCCCCTACGATATCCGCATGGAATGTATCGCCTACGTCAGGGGCTATCCCCGCCGTGTCCGCGCGTACAATGCGGCCCGAGAAGAAGTGCTGGAAGCATCAGACTACGCCATGTCTGGTATGCCGCATAGCACCGGTAACAGCAGGACAGCAGAACGCAAGGCGGAACGGCTGGCAACCATTGAGAGCTGGCCGGAGACGAAGAAGATGCGGGCCGTGGAATACGCCATGGACAACGTAGGCAGGGATATCGCCAACGAGAACGTGCGGCGCAAGCTGGTATGGGCGATCATGCGAAACTGCGACAGTCAGAAACAGTACCCCATCGAGATGATATCCCCGGCCGGGATAAGCCCACGCACATTCCGGCGGCAAAAAGATAAATTCCTGTGGCTGATTGCGCAAAACGCAAAAATTATTGAAAATGTGGCCCCAAACCACGTTTCAGGTGGTGTAAAATAGTATCATCGGAGAGTGGAACCAGTCAGCCCACAACCCGAAATTTCATTTTTCTCCTCTTTCTTTCCTCCATAGGTTAAGGCACAGCCGGTAATTGGTGCTTCCGCGCAAGCGGCCTCGCAAGAGCGTTACCGGCATGCAGACACTCACGGGATATCTCGCGGGTGTCTGCTTTTATGCGGGTGTAGCCAAAAGGTAAGGCACGGGACTTTGACTCCCGTATGTGCTGGTTCGACTCCAGCCGCCCGTGCCAAAATAGGAGCGCCGTTGCCACAGTGCAGCAAAGAGTTGCCCTGCGGGGCGGGTAAAGACTGTTACTGTAGCCAAGTGGTGGGGACAGGTAGCAAATAAAAGCGGCGAGGTGGTGATGAATGGCATTAACAGCAAAGCAAGAACGATTTGTGCAAGAATATCTTGTGGATTTGAATGCCACACAGGCAGCCGCAAGAGCAGGGTATAAGAACGCCGAGAAAGGTAGGCAGTTGGTTACGAATAGTAACGTTTCGGCTGCTATCCAAAAAGCAAAGGCGGAAAGGCAGAAGCGGACGGAAGTAACGCAGGACTATGTGATTGAAAAGCTAAAAGAAATCGCGGACAAGCCTGCGTCTGATTGCACAGAAAGCGATTTGAAATATGCAAACAAGCTAAAGGCGCTTGAAATGCTTGCAAAGCATACAGGCGTGTTTGATAAGCAAGACAATTCCAGCACCGATTCCGTCGTTAAGGTGATTATCGATGTCTGATATTTTCCTGTCCGAGAAAATCGGCCCTGCGTTTTATGACATTGCGCATGACATTTTCCATCATGGTCACACGCACTACGATTTTAGCGGCGGGCGCGGGTCGCTGAAATCCTCCACAGTATCAATTATCGTTCCGCTTCTGCTGGTTGGGAATCCGGGCACTCACGCGCTCGTCTTGCGAAAAGTGGCAAATACGATCCGCGATAGCGTCTATGCACAGTACATTTGGGCAATTGGAGAGCTGGGCATGGCAGCGTATTGGGAAGCAAAGGTTTCCCCAATGGAGCTGATCTATAAGCCGACAGGCCAAAAGATCATGTTTCGCGGCGCTGACGATCCAATGAAGATCAAATCTATCAAAGTCCCGTTCGGCTATATTGCCGTGACACACTTTGAAGAAAAAGACCAGTTTTCCGGACGTGCGGAAATCCGAACTATCTTACAGTCCACCATGCGCGGTGGCTCGATGTTCTGGAATTTTGAAAGTTATAACCCACCAATTTCGCGTGACAACTGGGCGAACAAGGACAGTTTGGAAGAACGCGCTGACCGGCTGTGTCATAAGTCCACGTATCTGCAAGCACCGCCCGAGTGGCTGGGAGAACAGTTTCTTGCAGAAGCGGAACACCTCAAAGAGACAGACGAGCGCGCGTATCAGCACGAATATCTCGGTATCCCGGTCGGCACGGGCGGCAATGTGTTTGACAAGCTGGAACTGCGGGAGATCACAGATGAAGAAGTCAAAAGTTTTGACCGCATCTATCAGGGAGTGGACTTTGGCTGGTTCCCCGACCCGTTCGCTTTTATTCGGCTGCATTATGATCGAGCGAGAGAGACGATCTATCTACTGGACGAGATTTATCAAAACAAGCTGTCCAACGAGCAGAGCGCGGTTATGATAAAGCAGCGTGGATATAACAACGAGCGAACAATCTGCGACCGCGCAGAACCGAAGAGCGTTGCTGACCTTCGGGCAATGGGGCTACCTGCGTATGAAGCGGTAAAAGGCCCCGGCTCTGTGGAATATGGTATGAAGTTCTTGCAGCGCAGGACGATCGTCATTGACAGGCGGCGCACACCGCACGCTTACAATGAGTTTGTGGGATACGAATACGAAAGGAACAAAGACGGCGACATTATTAGCGGCTACCCTGACGCGAACAACCACCTGATTGACGCGACGAGATATGCGTTAGAGCCTGTCAGCCGCAGAATGGGAGTTATTGCATGACGGTTATCGATAAATTAAAGGAACTCGGGTATACGACGATCCCGGAGGAATTCTATACATACGTGTCCCTTTGGAAGTCGTGGTACGTCGGCAAAGTCAAGGGGTTCCATCAATACCGGCGATATAACGGGCATAAGTGGACAAAGTGCAACCGCGCAAGCCTCGGTATGGCGAAAAAGGTTTGTGAGGACTGGGCAAACCTCTTGATGAATGAGAAGGTTCAGATCACGCTTGAAGGCCAGAAGGAGCAGGAGTTTATTGACAGGGTTCTGACGGCGAATAACTTCACGGTCAAGGCAAATGAAATGCAGGAAATGAAGTCAGCGCTCGGAACTGTGGCGTACATTCCGCGTGTGGTTGGGCAGGCCGTCAACGAAAGCGGTGAGATCGTGCCGGGGGATGTTTCCGGCGTCGAGCTGGACTATGTGACGATTGAGCACATCTTTCCGCTGGCTTGGCGGAATGGATTTATCACAGAATGCGCGTTCGACAGCGTAGTCACACGAGCCGGAAAGAATTATCTGTATTTGCAGATTCACCGGAAAGACGAAAACGGTCTTTACGTCATCGAGAATAGTATTTACAGATACGAAAACGAAACGCTTGCCGACGCGCTGCTCACCGATGTTCCGGGCTTTGAGCGAATCCCCCCTGTGGTACATACGGGAAGCGACAAGAGGCAGTTCGTCATCGACAGACCGAACATCGCAAACAATCTTGACTACCTGCTTCCGGTTGGAATCCCTGTGTATGCAAATGCAATCGACGTTCTGCGCGGCGTTGACTGTGCCTATGACTGCTACGTCAACGAGTTCGAGAACGGCCCCATGATGATGATGGTCAAAATGCCCGCCACAAGGTGGGAAGACGACGAACCGACGCTTGACAACAACGACCGGCGTTTCTATCTGCTTCCAGAGGATACGCAGCAAGGAAACGTCGTAGAGACAATTTCCCCGACGCTCAGAACTGAGCAGCTGAATGTAGGACTTCAAGACCAATTGAACGTACTGTCCAGTAAGTGCGGCTTCGGCGAGACCTATTACCGTTTCGACGGCGGCAGCGTAGCAACTGCCACACAGGTCATCAGCGAGAACTCCACCATGTTCCGCACCATCAAAAAACACGAGATCATCTTGGAGCAGGCATTGAAGGAGCTGTGCCGCATTCTTCTGCGGCTTGGTAACACGGCCATGAACGTGGGGCTGAATGAGGAAGTGGAAATCTCCATCGACTTTGATGACAGCATCATTGAGGACAAGCAAACCGACTTTTCCCGCGATATGCAGCTTTTGACAGCTGGCATTATGAACGATTGGGAGTTCCGCATGAAGTGGCTTAACGAGGACGAGGCGACCGCAAAGGCGGCGCTGCCAAAGATGCAAGACATGACGACCGAGGAAGAAACGGAGGTAGAGTAATGGGCTTTGGAGAAAATACTGGGACTTTTTGGGTTGTGAAAAATGAGGAATATGAGCCGGTACCCGTTTACCCCAGAACTACTTGATGCGCTCCCAGAGGATCTGGCAGAACTGTTCCGGGCGCTTGAAATCACGCTGCTGGAAGAAATCTGTTCCCAGCTGAAAGCTGCGGATGAGCTGAACGAGGTAACGGTACAAGATATCCGGGCGCTGCGCTCCCACGGCATCGACATCAAGGACACTGAGAAAGCAATTCGCAAGGCAACCGGAATCAGCGAATCGAAGTTAAACAAGCTGCTTGATGATGTGGTTGAACGCAATCAGCAGTACTATACCGAGGTGATTGACCTTGTGCATATCACACAGCCAGAAACGCTGGTTGATGCTGCCGCGGTGGATGCAATCAGGACGCAGACGCTTGATGCGTTCCACAATCTGACCGCATCTATGGGCTTTCTGGTTGATGCTGGGCGGGCGATGCTCCCCCCTGCAAAAGCGTATCAATGGGCGCTAGATAACGCTACAATGCAAATCCAGAGCGGCGCGATAAGCTACAATCAAGCCATCAAGACGGCGGTGAAGGAACTTGCTGATAGTGGCTTGAAGGTAGTTGACTATGAAAGCGGACATCGTGATCATGTCGACGTTGCCGTGAGAAGAGCTGTAATGACCGGCGTATCTCAAATCTGCGCCAAATACACGGAGCAATCCGCAGAGTATCTGGATACACCATATTTCGAGGTATCGGCCCATATTGGCGCACGAGATAAGCCGGGACCGTCACCGTGGTCATCGCATAAGGAGTGGCAAGGCAAAGTATACAGTGCCCGAGCGGGTGATATTTACCCGAACATTTATGAGGTGTGCGGTCTGGGCGCTGTTGACGGCCTGGAAGGAGCAAACTGCCGCCACAGGCGGTTCCCGTGGGTCGAGGGCGTGTCCGAGCGAACATACACGGATGAGCAGTTGGAACACATCGACGATGGCCACGGCTGTACGTTTGATGGCAAGGATTACACTGCATACGAGGCAACACAAATGCAGCGCCGTATTGAGCGGACGGTTAGAAAGCTAAAGCGCGAGAAAGCCGCCTACAAGGCCGCTGGCCTGACCGAGGATGCCACGGTTGCCAACATCAAACTGCGACGCTTGAACGCCAAATACCGGGAGTTCAGCAAGGCGGCGGGACTGCCGGAGCAGAAAGAAAGGCTAAAGGTGTTGTATGGTGGGCAACTGGCGGATTCCAAGAAGTTTGCGCCGCTGAAGGAATACGCTGGTGCATGGAAGATCAAAGACAAGTTCTCTGATCGGCAATATATAATTGATGTTGGAAAACCGCAGATTTCCGGTGCAAAACAGCACTTTTGGGACAATCTTGATACCAGACCGGACAGAAGCGGCTTGAACCTTGATGCTGCACAGGATATAATCAACAACAGCAGACTGACGCTGTACCAGACAGATAAAAGCGCAATCAAATTCTTATCTGATAATGGGTATACGGTCATAAACATGAAAAAAGAAGTTATTACAGTCGTTCCGGAAAAACTTCGCAAAAAGTACCGGGATTATTTGGAGGGGAAATAACATGGCGAGAAGTCCTATTGCAAAGCACAAATGCCCTCTGTATGATCGGGAAACCACCTGGTCTGAGTGCTATGAAGTGCAGGAAGTCCGCGAGGATGAAATGGACGCTGCGCGGCTGAGAGAACCGTTTGACATAAGCAAGGCAAACGAGGTTTGCGAAAAGTGCAAGTGGTATGTTGTCAACAGCGACGAATGAGGTACTTGCATGATCGACGATAAACTAAAAGCCGCCATAGAAAAAGCGCTTGCCGCCGGTTGCCGGGTGCAGCTGAAACGCATGAAGGACGGCAGCGTGAAAGCGCAGGTCATCAAGGCCGAAGAGTTGAAAAAGTAAATACATTCCCGCAGCGCAATTGAGCGCGTGGAAGTGGCACGATGAGCCAACTACTGAGATTTTCTCGGTGGTTGGCTCTTTTTTGTTTTATTGACCCATGCCGAGAGGCGTTAAACCGCTGGGCGACGGCCCAGAAAATAAACGGAGGTAAAAACCATGAGCGAACCTAACACTAATCAGAACCCGAACCCGGCCACTCCGCCGGAGCCGTCCCCTGCGAAAACCTTCACGCAGGAGGAAGTGGACGCCATGATTGGCAAGCGCCTTGCAAAGGCGATGAAGGGCATTCCCAGCGAGGAAGAAATCACCGCATACCGCACATGGAAGGACAGCCAGCAGACCGAGCAAGAGCGGCAGGCGAAACAGGCGAAGGACCTTGCGGACAGCAAGGCCGCATTGACTGCTTCGCAGGCAGAGGTTGAGCAGCTGAAACGTGACAAGTACGTGCTGGGCAAGGGCCTGACCGGCGAGGACGCGGAGTTTATCGCGTTTAAGGCTCTCAAGATGGTTGATGACAAGACCACTTTTGAGCAGGCCGTGGATAAGCTCACAGAGAATCGCCAGAAAGTCAAGTTTGACTGGACGGCTCCGGCCGGCGGCGGTGAAAAGAAAACAGACATCAATGCCGCGATGAACGATTTGATTCGCGGCGCAATGAAATGAAAAGGAGAACTGATACATGGCTACTATTGATCGCAGCGCACTTTCCGGCCTGATCCCCGAGCCTATTACCCGGGATATCATGCAGGGCGCTATTGCCGAATCCGCTGTACTGCGCATGGGCCGCCGTCTGGCGAACATGTCCAGCAAGACCCAGACCATCAACGTGCTTGATGCCCTGCCATCCGCGTACTTCGTCAACGGCGAAGCTACCGACAGCGGCGCTGGTGACGCTTTCAAGCAGACCACCAAGATGGCGTGGGACAAGAAAAAGATCTACGCCGAGGAAATCGCCGTCATCGTCCCCATTCCCGAGGCCGTTCTCGACGATTCCGACTATGACATCTGGGGTGAAGTTCGGCCCCGCCTGACCGAAGCCTTTGGCAAGGTCATTGATGCCGCCATTCTTTTCGGCACCAACAAGCCCACCACTTGGCGTGATGGCGTGGTTCCCTCTGCCATCGCTGCCGGTAACGGCGTTCCCATCGGCACCAGCGTGTTTGATGACATCATGGGCGAGGGCGGTCTGATTGCAAAGGTTGAGCTGGACGGCTTCAACCCCAACGGCGTTATGGCTGCCATTCAGATGCGCGGCAAGCTGCGCGGCCTGAAAGACACCACCGGACAGCCTATTTTCAAGTCCGACATGCAGGGTTCCACCCGCTACGGCCTTGACGGCATGGACATGTACTTCCCCATGAACGGCGCATTTGACCCCGCGCAGGCGCAGATGATCGTCGGCGATTGGAGCCAGCTTGTCTATGCCATTCGTCAGGACATGACCTTTAAGATTTTCACCGAGGGCGTTATTCAGGACCCCACCACCAAAGCCATCACCTATAACCTCATGCAGAACGACATGGTGGCTCTCCGCGCCGTCATGCGTCTGGGCTGGGAGATTGCCAACCCCGTCAACGCCTACAACGTGGACAAGGCCAATCCCTTCCCCTTCGCCGTTTATGGCAAGGGCGGCGCTATTTCCACCGTCGCCGTGACCCCTGCTACTGCTACCGTAAAGAAGGGTGAGAGCAAGCTGTTTACGGCCCAGGTTGACGGCGAGGGCATTATCAACGGTGAGGTCGAATGGTCTCAGGACGGTACGAAGAGCAATATCAGCGATGAGGGCGTTCTGACCGTTTCCGCTACCGAAACCAAGAGCAGCATCACCGTTACCGCGAAGTCCAAGCAGGACGGGACCAAGACCGGCACTGCCACTGTTACCGTTTCTGGCTGATTTGAAAGGAGCTGACCCGTATGACTTACGCAGACTTTGAATACTACTTCGGCACTTATATGGGCGCTGTGAGCGAAAATGACTTCCCGCGTCTTGTTGTCCGCGCCAGCTCTTTCCTCGATTACTACACGCGCAACAAAGCTAAAGGCCACGCCGATCTGGACGCGGTAAAGATGTGCTGCTGTGCGCTGGTTGACAAGTATGCGGTCATCGAAGCGGCGCAGACGCTTGCCGTGAAAAACCTTGCAAACGCTGCGGAAAATGACGCGGAAGTCAAAAGCGAAACAGTAGGCAGCTATTCCAGAACACTTGCAACGGGCGGGGAATCCGCCCTGTCTGCACTCAATACGACGGACGGGGTAAGGAAACTGCTTGCGGAAACGTGCATGGAATATCTTGCCCCTACCGGGCTGCTGTATCGCGGAGGTGGTTGTAGATGTACGCTCCCCACATTGTAACGATTTACAACATCGTGCAGGAGATCGACCCGACAACGCTTGATGAGGTCGAGAAGGTTTATGCCACAATCTTGCGCGGTGTGATGCTGCAAGCGTCAAAGGGCGTGAATGTGCGCGAAAGCGGCCTTGAAAGTGCCGACGCTGTAAATCTGTATATCCCGTTTTCCGTGAAAGCGGTGGATGGAACGACAGGTAAAGCCAAAACTTATGCGCCCCCGCAGGCGTTTCTTGCGGCGGCGGACAAGTCCGGGCTGTGGACGCTCTCATACAAGGGCAACGGGGGCATGACGTGTTTTGTAAAGGGCGAAGTCGTTTCGGATAACATGACCGTCGTACTGGGCCATGACGATTGCTACAACGTGACCAAAGTTGATGCGATGGACTACGGTAGTCCCGATATGCAGCACTGGGAAGTCGGAGGGGCGTAATGGGCATCAAGTTCTCCGTGCATACCGATGGAATGGACGCTGTCAGAACTGCCATTGCAAAGGCTTGTACGCGCGCTGAGCACGTTTTAGCCGAGCAGATGGAGAAAGACATTCAGCCTTTTGTTCCGATGCTTACGGGATCTTTAACGAAGCGTACAAGGGTAGTTGGCAACGATATCATCTACCCCGGCCCTTATGCGAGATTCCTGTATTACGGGAAAGTCATGGTTGACCCGAATACCGGCAGCACATATGCGCCAAATGGAGGCACAAAGGTCGTGACAGACCGCAATTTAGTGTTCAACCACACGGCGCATCCACAAGCACAAGCCCATTGGTGCGAAGCATCGAAAGCGCAGAACCTTGGCAAGTGGGCGCGCGTAGCGGAAAAGGCGGTGAGGAAGTACGGAACAGATTAAAAAGACGGTATCGGCAGCGGAAGAAGATCAAGTTTCCCGAAAGCTGCTTGCGTGGCTGAACACGTTTCCCAATAAGCCGGTTGATTTGATTCGGTTCGAATTTCTCCCCGCCGATACTGCGGCGATGGCGCTGTCCACGATTCAGGCGGCGTACATCGTACAGAAATACATCCTCGGCGGATATCAGGCGGAATACCAATTCAAGGTTATTTACCGCATGAAACCGGGGAATAGCAACGACAAACGGCTCAAAGCTGACGAGCTGCTTAACGCCTTGGGCGATTGGGCAACAAGCGAAACGCCGCCTGACATTGGCGACGGTCGCCGCGTCATCCGTATTGAGCCTACAACGCGATCCTCTCTTTTTGCCGTGTATGAAAACGGTGACGAGGATCATCAAATCCTTATGAAAATGAACTACGAGGTGATTAAAAATGGCTGATATGACCTTTAACACCACGGCGGGGCAGACCGTAGACCGCGAACTTCTGATTGCGTATCTCAACACGGGCGAAACTGGAACCCCTACGTGGTCTCCCCTCGGTACGCGCGTCACGGATTCCAGCATGGAATATGATTGGCAGGAGGATTCCTCGAAAGATATTCTTGGAACGACGCGCACGACCATGAAGAAACCCATTATCACGCAGAACTTTGACCCGTCTAATCTGGACGCTGGCGACCCTGCCATCGTCAAGGTTTGGAACCTTGCGGTCAAGGAGCAGAACGCGGCGGCGCTGGCGAATCAGGACGTGCTGATTGTCCATGCTTATGCAGGCACGGCAAAGACTGCGGTATTTGCGGAGCGTTATTCGTCCTGCATGGTTAAGCCTTCTTCCCTCGGCGGCGAGGGCGGCGGCTTTGTCGGTATGCCTATCGACGTGACGCTTGGCGGCACGCGCACGGTCGGCACCGCCGCTGTCTCTGGCAATACGGTCACTTTTACCGAGGGCGAATAACAAATAGAGGGCTGGCGTCTGTCAGCCCTCATTTTGGAGGAATATATGGAACTCACTTTTGATTCCGGTGTAAAGGAATATACCATTCGCGGCGTAAACGGCGTTGTAACGGTGTACTTTAACCCTGCGGATGTCAACTTCGCAAAGAAAGCATACAAAACGTTTGATGATCTGCGCAAGAAGCAGGAGACCCGCGCAAAGACGCTTGAAAAGGATATCCCCAATGATGAGCTTTTCGACATGGTTGATTCTCTTGACAAGGAAATGCGCAGCATCATCAATGACCTGTTCGGGCAGGACATTGCCGATACGCTTTTTGGCAGCGTCAACGCCTATTCCGCGGCCAACGGTGCGCCGGTTTGGCAGAACTTTATGACCGCCATTATCGAACAGTTTGACGAGGCAGTAAAGCGCGAACAGGCGCTTGCCGATGAGAAAATCCGCAAGTATACACAGAAATACCGTAAATGATGTACGATCTTCCAACGTCGCTGAACGTCTGCGGCGTTGACTATGAAATTCGCTCGGACTATCGCGCGGCACTGGACGTGCTGGCGGTATTTGCTGCGGCCGATCTGACCAACGAGCAGAAAGCGCTTGCGGCTCTGGATATCTTTTATCCGGACTTCTTAAAAATGCCAGATGAGCACATTCCAGAAGCCATGAAGCAGATGACATGGTTTCTCGACTGCGGTGACGAGGGCGATAATCGCAAGCGACCTAAATTGATGGACTGGGAGCAGGATTTTCAATACATCGTTTCCCCCATCAATCGTGTTGTTGGGCGGGAAGTGCGGGCAATGTCCTATTTCCACTGGTGGTCTTTCGTTTCGGCGTACTACGAGCTGGGAGATTGTCTGTTTGCGAATATCGTCCGCATCCGAAGTCTAAAGGCCAAAGGGAAAACACTTGACAAAGCCGACCGTGAGTTTTACCGCGAAAATCGGCGCATTATTGACTTAAAGCGGACGCTGACCGAGGAAGAGACCAATACCATCGATGTGTGGTTAGGCAAAAACGCCAACAAAAGCCCATAATACGGAGGTGATTTTTTGGCTGACGGTGAAGTCGTATTCGAAGCGACTATTAGCGATAAAAAACTCCATCAGGAGCTGAACAAAGTAAAAAGCAACATCGAATCCCTGCAAAAGGAATTTAACCGGCTCGGCGCCCAAAAAACGCCGATGGAAGACCGGCTGCGCAACATCGGCGCAGAGCTGGATGCGGCAAAACAGGTGCTTGCCGATATGCGCACAGCGCCAAAAGGCACGTATGAAAAAATCGACGTGTCCGAGCAGGCCGAGCGCGTGCGAATGCTGCAAAGCGAATTCAACAAAACTGCAAATAGCATTGACAAGCTCAACGAAAAGCTCAACAAAACCGGCGATAAGATTTCCGACGCGAAAACGCAGGCGGTTGAATTATCACGACAAATCGATGGACGATCCAAAGGTGCTGGACTGCGCAACGCAACCGAAGCGGCGGCAGATTCCATGAAAGTTTTTGGACAGCGAGTAAAATCTGTTGTCCGCAGTGCCCTTGTTTTTACGGTTATTACCCAAGCATTAACAAAAGTGCGCGACTGGGCAAAAAATGTCGTAATGGTAAACTCCGATGCAAGAGAATCCATTGCGCAGCTTAAAGGAGCGCTTTTGACACTGGCACAGCCTCTTGTAAGCGTAATTGTCCCCGCCTTTACACTGCTTGTAAAAGTAATTACGGCAGTAGTCTTGCAGATCACGCGCCTTGTGGCGCTTATTTCTGGCAAGAGCGTCAAAGCAACAGCAGATTCCGCAAAGGCTCTTAATAAGCAAACAAATGCTTTAAAGGGAACCGGAAATGCAGCAAAAAAAGCTGCTGGACAGCTTGCGGCGTTTGATGAGATCAACCAGATTTCCACCGATACCGCGGATAACGCGGGCGGCGGTGCATCCGCTGACGCGATCACGCCTGACTTTAGCTACATGGACGAGATCAACGACAAGCTCAAGAAAATTGCTGATGCGGTCATGCTAATTGCCGCAGGGTTGGCCCTGTGGAAACTTGGCAGCTCTCTCCCCGGAACGTTGGGAAAGATTTTAACAAAACTCGGCGGCATTCTCATTGCTGTTGGCGGTTTAATCATTTTGTGGGAAAGCCTGTCTGACGCATGGAACGACGGCGTTAACTGGAAAAACTTACTCGGATCTCTTGCGGGCGCAGCGGCACTTGCCGGAGGCCTCGCTCTTGCGTTTGGCAAGGTGGGCGCTGGCATTGGACTGGTAGTATCCGGGGCGGCCCTGCTGGTCGCTGCATTGCACGACATGATGGAGGACGGCATGAACCTGGAAAACACGCTGATGAGCGTCGCCGGTCTGATGATTGGTGGCTTGGGAATTGCTGTGCTCACAGGGTCCTGGATTCCGCTCCTGATTGCCGCAATCGCCTCCCTGCTTGTGGCTGTGGTGAACGCCTACGGCGATACAGAGCAGTTCGTCGACGGAATCAAAACCATGCTGGATGGGTTTGTGGCCTTCTTCGCGGGTATTTTCACCGGGGATATTGACCGTGCCATCGGCGGCATCGAAAAAATCTTCAAGGGCTTGCAAAACGTTCTGTTTTCCATTGTGGATGCGCTCAAAAACATGTTCCTGTCGTTCTTGGATTGGCTGGATGAGAAGACTGGCGGGAAGCTCCATGGGATCATCGAGTTCATCAAAAGCTCGGTCACGGGAGCATTCACTTTCATCAAGGATTTTATCGGCAACGCCATGGCAGCCATTAAGAAGATATTCACGGGAATCGTTAAATTCCTCTCCGGTGCGTTTACGAGCGACTGGGACAAAGCGTGGGAGGGTATCAAAGATATCTTTGACGGCATATCAACAGCCATCAAGGGGACGTGGGCATCAGCCATCAATGCAATTATCCGTGCATTGAACTGGCTGATCGACAAGGCGAATAAAATCAGCTTCACAGTCCCAGGCTGGGTGCCGGGGCTTGGTGGCAAGCATATTGGCGTCAACATCCCGAAAATCAACGAACTTCAAATCCCCAAACTGGCCCAGGGTGCGGTCATCCCGCCTAACCGCGAGTTTATGGCCGTACTGGGCGACCAGAAGCACGGAACCAACATTGAGGCCCCCCTGGACACCATCAAACAGGCCGTTGCGGAGGTGCTAGGGCAAGGCAGCGACCGGCCCATTACCATCATTGTCCAAATGGACGGCAAGGAGATGTTCCGGCAGATGGTGCGGGAAAACAACTCCCAGGTGCGCATGAACGGCAAAAGCCCGCTGCTGACGTGAGGTGACGCATGGAAGTACTTAAGGTAACAAAGAAATCCGGGGCGGTGGTATCTCTCCCGGCCCCGGATGAACTGAAATGGAACATTTCCGACCTAGACGCAGATGGGACCGGCAGAAACCAGAACGGCGATATGTTCCGCGACCGCGTGGCCGTGAAGCGCAAGCTGGAATGCTCCTGGCGGCCACTCGTCTCTGCTGAAATGGCCAAGCTTTTGCAAGCCGTGGACGATGTGTTTTTCAGCCTTACATACCCCGACGCGATGACCGGCACCGACCGCACTATGATGTGCTACGTAGGCGACCGGTCATCGCCGATCATGCGGCCCGAAACCGATGGGAAATGGCTGTGGGGCGGGCTGTCCATGAACTTCGTGGAGAGGTGACGCCATGTACAATGTCTCCACCGCATTCCACACCGCATTTGCGGATTATGGCCGCGAGATCAAAGCCAAGGTGATTTTCAACGGGCAGACAGAGCTTGACGGAAACTATGTGCAGGAGATCACCGCCACACCGGCGTTTGATTCTTCAGACGGGATTTCCGTCGGCTCCAGCTGTTCCGGGCGGTGCAAAATCCGCATTTACAAGCCGGATGATCCGTTGCAGTTGTCCGGCGGGTACTTTGTACCGTATATCGGCATCTACGTTCCTGGTGGTGATACAGGCACAACAGCCATCGCCGGTCAGGCTGTGGCCGGTAAGGCAATCGCCGGTGTAAGCGCCGCAGCGTCTGGGGTGGAATATGTCCCCCTGGGCCGATACTACATCCCCGCAGACGGCGTAGAAAATTTGGTGTATGGCTGGGAAATCACCGGCTATGACCAGATGGCGTCCTTGACAGAGCAGTACACCCCGCAAATTGAGTTCCCCGCCACGCCAGACGCTATGCTGACGGACTTGTGTGCGCAAAGCGGCCTGACTCCCCCAACGGTAACTTTCCCGGATATGACAATCGAGTCTGTGTTTGAGGGCACCATCCGACAGCAGCTGGGGTGGCTGGCTGGACTGTGCGGACAGTCCGCGCACTTCGACAGAGACGGCAATCTGGTGTTCAAGTGGTACGCAAAGACCACTTTCCAGGTCAGCCGGGAGCAGCAGTACATGTCCGGCCTGACCCGCACGGCAGACGGGCTGTACACGGTATCCAGTCTCACCACCGGAACGGAAGATGAACCCATTACATCCGGCACCGGATTGGGCATTACGTCCACAAACCCTTACATGAATCAGGCCGTTGCAGACCTGATTCAGCCGGAGGTAGAGATATCCTTCCAGCCCTGCGACGTAAAATGGCGATGCGACCCGTCTGTTGAGGTTGGCGACGTCATCCAGGTGGAGGGTGATACCGGCGAGTGGCTGGACGTGTGCGTTATGGAGCAGGAAATTCACCTGTACGGCGGCCTGTCCTCTACGATGCACAGTTACGCCCCACAGGACGCGGATTACGCCATGGAAAGCCCTACAGAGCAGCGCATTAAGCGGGCTTATGAGGGTCTTACCAAGGCCATGCAGAACGCCACGCAGAAGATCATCGGGGCAAAGGGCGGGTATTACGAGCTGACTCTGGACGAACAGGGCTTTCCCATCGGGTGGACCCTGCGGGATACGCCCACCATTACGCCCAATACCCGGATGTGGATTATGTCCACCGGTGGTTTGGGATTCTCCAAGGACGGCGGAAATACCATTTCCGGTGTTGCCTTGACCATGGACGGTGAGATCAACGCAAATGTCATCACCGCCGGGCAAATGTCCGCAGAAAGAGTCTCCGTCAACGGCCAGACGCTTTCGGATTTTATCGATGCCAGTATCGACGATGACGGCCATCCGGTGCTGCGCATTGGCTCCTCTGCGTCGGAAATCGTGCTGAAGGAGTACAACGACAAAATCGGATTCTACGATACTTCCGGGACCCTTCTGGCGTACTGGAACAACAACAGCTTTGAACTGGTGGAACTGAGCAAGTTCCGTCTGGGCCCCATGGGCATTGTCGTACAGCCAAACGGGTCCGTGTCCTTCGTGGGGGTGACTTGATGGCAAGCATTTACGGCGCAAAATCTTCCACCGGCTGGCAATTGCGGCTGGATTACAGCGTATCCCAAAGCATCGCGGACAACAAGTCCACACTGTCTCTTACGCTGTACATCTATGACGGCACCGGCGAGAGCTACAACCTGGACGCCAATAGTTGCTATTACACTCTGCAAGGCACCAAGGTGTATAACCCGTACCGGTACAATTCCAGGGGCTGGTACAAGCTGGGCAGCAAGTCCATCACCGTGGCTCATAACAATATGGGCAAGGGGTCTGTGGTGCTTTCTGCGGACTGGCACAGCGGGTTTACGTCATCCTACACGCCGTCGAGCCTGACGGTTTCCGGCACGGTCAATCTCCCGGATATCCCCCGGGCATCATCCGTGTCGGCATCCGGGCTTGTGCTGGGTTCTGCCGGTACACTTACAGTGACCCGGGCCGTGAGCACCTTCACGCACACCATCAAACTCAAGTGCGGCTCTGCGGCACAGGTAACTGTGGTGACAAAATCCAGCGCCACATCCATATCGTATACGCCGCCATTGGATTGGGCCGCGCAGAATACGTCTGGAATCTCCGTAAACATTACGGCGGAAATTACCACCTACAACGGGGACGCCGTGGTGGGCACCAATACGACCACACTGACGGCCTCCATCCCTGCATCGGTAAAACCCACCCTGTCCGCGAGTCTGTCCGACACCACCGGGTATCAGCCCACATACGGATGGGTGCAGGGCAAGAGCGCCCTGAAAGCCACGTTTTCCGCTGCTGGGTCTTATGGCAGCACCATCAAGGCCAAGTCTCTGACCATCGGCGGAAAATCTGCCAGCCCGGACGGGGCGAATGCCCTTACAGACAGCGGCACAATGGCTGTTGTGGCCACCGTGACGGACAGCAGAGGCCGCACGGCATCTGTTACCCAGAACATCGCTGTGAACGCATACAGCGGCCCAGTGGTCCAGGATTTGACCTTTGCGCGCGGCTCTTACACAGGAAGCGTGTGGACGGAAAATCCCATGGGCACGGACATCAAACTGACGTTCACCCTGTCCCTCCAGCTGACCGGGAACAAGGCCTCTGTGGAGATTACCGGCGCGTCCACGCTTACCGACCAGACCAGCGGCGCGAAGACTGTGTATTTGGTTGCCTTTGGCACGGATACGACAAGCGTTGTACAGGTTAAAGCTACGGATTCCCTGGGCACCACGGTAACGCGGGAGATCACCATCCCCACCGTTTCGGTGCCCATGAACATGAGCTTTGATTTGCAGGCAATCTGCTTCGGCGGTGTGGCAGAAAAGGGAAAAACAGTGGAATTTAAGTGGCCCATCCATTACATGGGCACTGCCCTCCTTGACCTCATCCACCCGGTTGGCAGCATCTTCCAGTCCACGGACGCCACCTCCCCGGCGGAGCTATTCGGCGGGACGTGGGAGCAGATCAAGGACGTGTTTCTGCTGGCGGCTGGTGATTCTCACGAAGCGGGGACTACCGGCGGCGAGGAGACCCACACGCTGACCAAAGCGGAAATCCCGGACCACACCCACACCCTGAAATACACCGGTCAGAGCGTAACGGAGGGCGTGAATGCCATCCGGCTGTACCAGGCCGCAAGCACCCAGTACAACGAGTATTCCGGCGGTCAGTCCTCCGATTGCGGCGGCCAGGCCCACAACAACATGCCGCCGTACCTGGCCGTGTACACATGGCGCAGGACGGCATAAGGAGGGAGTATATGCCCGAAATTAAAATCAAAGTCCGCGACAAGTGCGCTGAGGGCGAGGGCGTGATTATCTGCAACAACAGCGACTACACGGTGGTGTGGGACCTGGACGGGGAATGGACGCCTTACGACACCAAGACCATGCGAGTGAACCTGGCGGACGGAAGCTACCAGGACGTAGTGTTTTCTGGCGATTCTGCGCCCCTGCCGGTGCTGACTGCTTCCGGCTGGGTGTCTGTGGGCTTGTATGCCGGAGATATCCACACGTCCCGGGCGGCCCGGCTTCTGGCGCTGTCCTCCGTGCTCACTTCCGGAGGTTCCCCTGCCTCCCCAGCGGAGGACGTATATGCGCAGATCATGGCCAAACTCAACGAGCTTTCTACCGTCTCCCCGGAGGATATCGCCAAAGCCGTGGAGGATTACCTGGCGGAACACCCGGCGGCCTCTGCGTCCATGCGGGTGGAGGGCGGCTATATCCAGTTCTCCGGCGATGGGAAAACCTGGGAAAACGTGATCGCGCTGGCCGATCTCAAGGGCGCACCGGGCGAGAACGGAGCACCCGGTAAACCGGGCGCTGACGGCCTAACCCCACATATCGGCGAGAACGGCAACTGGTATCTGGGCGACGAGGACACCGGCAAGCCCTCACGCGGCGCACCCGGCGCAAAAGGCGACCCCGGCAAGGATGGTGCGGGGATGGACGTCACCGGTGCAACCGTCGGCCAAATCGCCAAGATCTCCGCCGTGGACGCATCCGGCGTGCCCACCGGGTGGGTGGCGGTGGATATGCCCGCTGGTGGGGGCGAAGATGAGTGGGAACTAATCAATACAATTAGCATCACGGAGCCAGTCCACGCAATTGATATCACGATAGATAGCAATGGCGATGCGTTTAGCCTAAAAAAAATCTTCATATATTCTCCGTTGGGGCTAAAGGCGGACGGCAATTCGCAAGTTTTCATCGAGCTGTATTCCGGTGCGTCAACTGCAATGTATTTCAGGTCTATGAACGACGCCATTGAGAAATCCCCTAAAGCACTATTTGCAGAATTTGATGTAGTCGGCAGTTTTTACAGGGAATATTTACTGACATCGACATATCACCTTGAAGATGTTATGTCGCAAAATGTAGGCCTCATGCTCTCCAAGAACAAAGGTCCTATCACAAGAATCAGTATTTCTCTACAATATAACTACGTATTTACAAATGGCGAATTCCAAATATACGGAGTGAGAGAATGAAAATTTACGAAAACGGCATCTACCGTGACATGACGCCGGAAGAAATCGCGGAAATGGAAGAAGCTCGCCTCCGCTACGAGGCGGAAGAAAAGCACCGCCCCCTCTCCACCGAGGAAGTCCAGGCTATGCTCATCCGCCAGCAGGTGAACACCCTAACCGTGGACGATGCAACGGCCCTCCGTATGGCAGCATTCTATCCCGAATGGGAAAGCGGGAAGGCCTACACGGCTGAAAATGGTTGCCCGGTGGGCTATAAGGTAGTCCGGGCCGGGAAGCTCTGGAAACTCCGCCAGGAACACACTTCCCAGGATGACTGGGCGCCCGGCTCTACCGGCACGGAATCCCTCTGGGAGGAAATCTGTGAACAGCACGATGGCACGAAATACGATGCTATCCCCTACAACGGCAATATGGCATTAGAGGCCGGGAAGTATTACACCCAGGACGGCGTATTGTACCGGTGTACCAGGGATACCGGGAATCCCGTATACCATGCCTTGAGTGCGTTGGTGGGAACCTATGTGGAGGTGGTTGAAAATGGCTCTTGAAAAAGTGGTGTACGAGGATAACGTAACGGTTATCACTGCCGCCCAGCTGAATGCTATCCAGGATGAGATTATCCGGGTGGCGGGGAAAATCGACGCTATCGCCGATGGGACGGAGGTGAGCTACTG